GTGTTCTTGAAGCCACGAACGAAAATCCTCAATAGTCCATTTAGACGCATCAGCCCGGACACTTTGAATTGCCGTTGAGCCGTCTGGCTTTATGCCGTAAATGAAATCAATGCCATCGGGCGCAACCTCCTCGTGTACCCGTCGGAAGTCGTCAAACTGCGTCGGCTCCATCTGTCGCGCTGCGTGTTCTGCTTTATAAGGCATCAGTCTTGATCCTCCGCTTCGGGCTCGGCTTCTGGTGCCTCATCCTCATCAACCAACCGCTTAACGAATGGATTGACCGTCGCCTTACTCTTACCCGGTGCGGCTGCTTCTCGCTGCCCCTGTGGTGTCTTGAGTCGCCCGCCCGCCTGAACTGCGATGCGGTCCACTTGGCTCGGCGTCTCTTCGGGCGGTTCCGGTAAGTCGGAAGCGGCACGCACTGCCCGCTCATCTTCTGGCGTAACTGATACGATGCCCTGGCTCACAAACTGCGCGAACGCCTGCGCGTTAGTCTGCCACCACGGGGTCACAATTGCGCCACGCTCAAAACTAACCCGCGGCCACTGGCTTCGGTCTAGCTGTGAAAAGTTCGCTTTCATAAATCGCGCCACGGTCTGACGGTTTAATGCGTTACAAATCCACTGCAAAGAATCGATGGTCGCGTCTTCAATAACCTTGGACTGAACATCCACCATTGAGCGACTTCCCGACGTACCAGCGCGCCCCTGGGTCACCCAAGCGATGTAAAGCCGTTCTGCCATCGCGCGCTCGTGATGCCCTGCGCTCTCTAAGAGCGGTGCCGGGTTGTAGGTGTGCTGAGTAGCCCGCGGCGAAAAATCCCACCAATCAGGATGCAGAAGGTGTCCATTTTCCTCGCTGTGTAGATTGGTCAGCTTGTTCGCCATGTCGCTGATTTCTGCTACGAAATCCTGCCGGTTTGGTGGTGCCCCATCTGCTCCGTTGGCGTAGCTAGAAAATCGGTCAAGTAAGAGCTTGCCCTGCTGCGGTGGGTCTGCGTACTTGTTCGCGGCTAAGTCTTCGAGACGGTATCGTAGCTCGGCGCTTCTCCAGTGCCCATAACAAGCGCGAAACACTGACCGCCCGCTATACCAACCAAGGTCGGGACGATTAACAACGCAGCGGTAAAACTCTCGACGCAACCTGACCGGCCACATATCCGTAACGCTGCACGATGCCGAGCAATCTTTCCGTGCCGACTTCCGTGATGTAGGCGTCGTATGATTCCTGCCGCCGTCGATGTAGGCTAATGTAGTAGAGTCCGTCCTCTTCGTCGTATTCGTAAGCCTCAGACATAGCAACATGCCCAAAGGTTCGCGCGCTCATCAGGTGCCGGAGTAGGTCATCGGTCGTGATGTCGCCCATACGTCCGCCAGCGTCTTCATACTTACCGAGTCCGAGCCAGCGTTCCATCGCCTCGGCTGCTTCTGGGTCGGTGTTCTCGTTGCGCTTTACGCTAAGCTTGCATTTCGTCACGAGCCCGCACAAGTACTCCTCTGCAAGGCTTAGAATCGCAGACGTTCGCAACATGCGCCCAATCATCAGCGCCCGGCGTCGTGGTGCTCTAAACTCAATGTTGTGCTCGTACTCAAAGCCGAGTTTACCGCCGGTGATTCTTGTGCCTGTGTAGCCTGCTGGCACGCTTGGCAATTCTTCCGGCAAGTCTAGGAATTCGGCGGCCCGGTCTTTTGATATGGTATAGAGTGTTGACATATTGCCCCTATTTTATCCGGTATGCAATCCGCGCACAATGTAAGAAAATCGCGCACGCCCGCCTAGATTGTACTACATGCCAGCGAGAATGTCGTCAACGCTAGAAAAACAAAACCCGCAGGCGGTGAAACCTGCGGGCTTTGGGATGGAACCAGTAAAAAGGGGAGAACTGGTGCGGTGATAATACTAAAAACTAACCTCGCAGGCAATGGCTGCAAGCATCAGAAAAAAAGAAAGGCCGAGAGACCAGTTTGCAGACCGACTCTCGGCCATTCAAGCGCACTAACTACAGCAAAACAACCGTACTAAAAGCCGACCTCGTTTACAATAGCCATCAGCGATTTAATGATTTTGTTTCGAGACTCCGCAAGAATTCGCGCTTGTTCAAGCTTTTCTTGTAGTTCCTTGATTGCACCTTGAACAACTTCATCTTGCCCGGCAACCGCGTCAAGCTTTGCCGCCGTCTCAGCGTGCGCCGCTTTGGTTGATGCTAGCTGAATCTGCAACCGCTGGACGTGCGCTTGTGCATCGTCGCTGATAATCTGCTCAATCTTAGCGCCCCGCAATTCTGGCAGCTTGCCCTCAGCGTCACCGACTAGCGCGTCAATCTTCGCTATCGTCGCCTGGCTCAGGTTTATCACTACCTTCTGCCTGTTCATCTCCGCTGGCGTCGTAAATTTCTTCTTGCTTGAGTAGGTCACTGTAATCAACTCCGTTTTCTTTTAATCTGTTTTCGAATTGCTCTAAAAGGTACATCGCCCGCGCTAGCTGTTCCTCTCTAATCGTCATCTTTTCCGCTAGCTTCTCCGCAACCTCTAGCGAGTACGCTAGGCGGTTCATGATGGCGTTACCCCGTGCGACTGGCAGCGTGTAGGCGTTGCCGTCCTTGTCGCGTACCGCTGAAAGACCTTTCACAAAGCTCGCCGGTAATCTCAGCTTAACGTCTCGCCATGTGTCGATTGGTTTATTCTTCGGTTTCTTGCGCTTCATAGTTCCTCTCCACAATGCGGGCATGTTTTGGCGGCTATGCTATCATCATCCGCAGACAATTCACCATCTTCGATTTCAAAATCTATTTCGGGCAATTCGTCATCGAACCAAAATTGATTCAGGTCCAATTCTTCGCCGATTTTTTCGAGTGCTTCCATATCCCACTCAAGACCAACCTCAGCCACGCGATTATCGGCGATAGCCAAGCCGCGCCCCTGCGGGCTATCTAGGTCCAAGTCAGTACGCTTGACGATAACGACCCTTGACCCGTCAGTCTCAACCATCACGGCATCTTCTAGCCCGATAGAGCCAGCCGCCTCGATTGTTTTGTTGCCTGCGATAATCCTGCCAGCCTTATCGACCAACACCGAGCGCCCTGCGCCATATTCGCGCAGCGACTTCTCAAGCATAGCCGACCCGCGCGGTGTGCCTTTGTTGGCGTTGATATCGTCGGGTGTAAGCTCTGAAATCTTGACGGCTTTGGTCTTCATGCTGCCTCGGTTGCTAAGTTTCTGCAATTGTGCCCATAATGCAACGAAACGCAACGACACGCAACGGGCTTCTAACAGTGAAGAAAAAACAGAAACCACACGCAACTAAAGAGCAAAAGATGCAGTGCTTCGAGCTTTTGTCTGAAGGCTACAGCATGCCCACGATTGAAGAGCAGACCGGCATCAATCGCGGCACCCTCTCGCGCTGGCGACGTTCTCAAGCGTTCGCGCTATACCATGCCGAGCGCACCACCGGCGCAAGTGCTCGCGAAATGAAGACCAAGATACCCGAGTATCAAGACGAGACGACGCTCAACACCTCGCAGCGTTATGAGGCGCACTCAGCCGATGACCTCAACAACGTAGAGGCGCGGGGAAAGTTTTTGCAGGCGGTCGGCGTTGGCGGTCTTGCCTGGGCGCAGGATTACAGCGGAGCTAGTGACGAAGAGGTGGCGCGGTTTATCCGTGACTTAGACGTAAGGAAGGCGCACGCCAAACCGCGAATCATGGCATTGACTCACATGCTCAAGCTTGCAACTGATGCGGAAGTCCCGCACGCGGTAAGAGCTAAGGCGATTGTGGACTGGTGGCGACTTGCCGACAATAACCTAAACGGTGGTACCCCCATGATAAACATCGATGCACGCGGGGCAGACGCGGACGCCGCGCCAAAGGTCGCCGAGTTCCTATCTGACAAGATACGCGCCGAACTAGCGGAAGCGGTCAACGTGGACCTGATGGCGTCTGTACGCGACGAGGTTGAATAACGTGGACCTCTTTAGCCAATGGAACCCAAACGCGGCACAGTCAAAGTTTCTCGCGCTCTGGTGGTCTAAAAAATACCCCATCGTGTCAATGGTTGGCGGTTGGGGCGTTGGTAAAACTCGACTCGTGGCGATGCTGTGCCACGCCTCGCACCATGACGACCCCGGCATCAATGGGTGTTATGTGACGGACTCAATGGGGCGCGGTGCTCGTACAATAGCGCGAGAGCTTGCCGAGTTACTAGAGCCGCTAGGGTGGACCTACCGCAACGCGTACAAGGGGCAACCGTCGCCGCATTGGATAAGCCCGGAAAGACACGGAAAGCAAACCATCGTCTGGGCTCTATCGTGGAAACGTCCAGCGGGCAAAGCGTTGGCGGCTAACTCGCTCGAAGGTCCAGACCTCGGTTTCGCAATTCTCGACGAGGCTCAGTTAGTCAGTGATGAGGTTGGTACCGCTATGGCTGGTCGTGTTCGCTCCGGTAATCCTGGGCGCATCGCGCTTCTCGGCAAACCTACCTATTCCCCGTGGTGGACTAAATTCGCCGATGATCGTGGTGGTGTCGGCTTCGCTTGCCCGAGTAAAGCAAACAAGAAAAACCTGCCAAACTATGACGCCTGGGAAGCCACCCTGTCACACCGTGAAGTCCTAGAGAATCTCTACTGCATACCGCAAGCGCCCGAAGGAGCCGTTTACGATATGTGGAGCCCGGACCCATACCCGGCAGGCAACATCACCCCGCCCGACTGGAAGCCTGAACCGTGGATGCGCACCGTGGTCACAATGGACTTTGGAGTCCGTTCGCCGTCTGCCCTGGTAATAAGCCATGATCCTCGAATCGGTGAAAATGGCGCGGACGTCATCTGGTCGGAAGCAAACCCGGACCGCGCAAGCGTATTCGACCTGTGCGCCATGCTTCGCAAGGGATACCCGTCTTTCAATATTCCAGGCATTCACCCGAGCTACCGCAAGCACGACCAACCACTCGGCACAATACCCGTACACGCTGCATACGGTGACCGCGCCGGGCGTAACATGCGAGACGATGCAAACATGACCAGCGCCATCGGTGACGTGCTAACCGCGCCAGACGTGGGCGGGCTAGGTCTCAAAGTGCGTTACACCGATGAGCCGGCGCGGGTGGACGTTAACGCAGGCATTCGTCTATTGTGGCGACTAATCCAAAACAACAGCGGCGAGCGGCGTCTCTTATGCTCTCACGACCTGTGGAACTACGGCACTCAAGCCGGCGGGCGTAGCTTTGCCAAGTCTATCACCGGCTACAGTTGGCAAGGCGGGTCGAAGGACGTACCGAAGAAAGACGGCATCAATGACCACGCCTGCGACGCTTTGCGGTACTGGGCAATCAATACACGGTGGGAAGGTTCCGAAGTTGTGCGCCAGGCTAAAGGCGCATTTAGGCAAGCGGAGAAACAAGCGCCCCGCGTGGCGTTTAAGCCGGGAGACTTGCGCTAGGCTTCGGGTTGTGTGCCCGCGCCCGTAGAACGCCTTTATTAGCATCTGAGAGTTTCTTATTACCCTCGTAGGCGTTGATGTTGTAGCTAACGGGTAACCGCATCGGACCGCGTAGCGTGCCCGGTGGACAGTCGCCCCATTTCTTTTTTATTGCTTTGGTTGGGTGTGTATCGCTCATGCGTAGCGTATAGCACACAATTCTCCCTCAAAATACCAGACTTTATTCCTACACCGAGAAACCGCGCAATTATTCTCGATACTAAACCCTTGAGCCTCGAACCACTTGCGCCGTAATTCCGCGCTCTTCAACTTGATAATGCCTTTTAGCTGCATCAGACACCTCCAATTTACAAGCAATGCGGGCCGGGGTACCGCCGGGAAGCTACCACCCCGACCCGCGCAAACCAAAGCACAGACCACGCTATGCTTCCTAAATTTAACAAATATACGCGTTTAGTGCAATTTATCGAGAGTCTCAAGCAAGAGGTCGAGTTGCTCAATCTCCATCTTCTCAAGCCGCTCGTTAATCATCTCAATCAGACTTTCGTGCTCGAATAGGCAATCGTCGCACCCGCCTTCGTGCCGGTAGTGCTGCGTCCCGTGCCGATGGCATGTGATTAGCTCGTGCCCTGTTACGTGTCGGTCGTGATTTGTCATTTTGATCTCTCCGTTGTTTGCGTTGTGTGTTGCGTTCCTCATGTCTTGTTTATACGTTTTTCGTAGATAATATGTAAAGAAAAAATGCACACCCGATGTCGATTTCTGTAAGTGCTTGTATATCAACGCTTTTTAGCCGACTTTTCGAGTGCGACTTTTGGGAAAGAAAGGTTTACATCTGGGTCTGGGTGTAAACCTTTTGTGCCAGTCAAAGCGTCTTCTCAGGACAGTGCCGATACAACGCCCACAACTGGGTACCGTCCTCGGTCTTGCCTTGTTTTTGAAAGCTGATTGAATCGTCGTCCTCGATTAGCTTTGCAAACTCCCACTTCCTAAACAAACCGGGAATCCTTTTCCATTCGCTTAGGTCTTCAGGGTTTACAAACGGGTCATCTTTACTTTTCAACAGGTCTTTGATTGGCATATCTGCGCCTCCTATTTCCTAAACGCGGGTTTTAAGTCCAAAGTGGGACACGAAGTTAGTAACTTTTTTTAACCTATCTTCTGGTTTTCGAGTCTCGAATGGGTAACACCTGCGCTGCGGTACACTGCTGGATGCCTAGAATCTGCTTGATGTCGTGTAGGATTGTATGCGCTTCGTTCAATCCTCGCCCTTTGAAACGTGACGACTATCGAAGACCGACGACATTGCGCTTCCAAGTATCCCGGTCAACACGAGTAACACGCGCTCAATCATCGACAGCGCATCCTTGTCAGTCGTGCCCACTAACCAGGACGCAACCACGAGAACGCCGAGCATGACCACTAGAGCCATCGTGCCGCCGAAAATCTGCCGCAACAGATTGATTTGCCCGGTGAGTCGCTTCTGTTTTAACATTCCGTCCTCGGCCTGCTTTCGCGCCACTTCCGCGTCTGCTTTGAGTTTTTCAGCTTTCGCCCGCAGTTCATCAGCCTTCTTAAGAGCAGCCCGCAAATCATGCTCTTTCTGTACGGCGTCAGTTCGGTCCTTGAATAGTGCGACGAAATAGCGTTCCTCACTGTTTCGAATGTCCGCAACATTTGCGGCAACGTGTACCGGTGAGCCATCTTTGCGCACTGCCACAAGTTCACGCCAGGAGCCCATAATTGACGAGCGGCTGATTGTCCCGCCGTTTGCTTTTTCAACGTAGCTACCGACAAAGCTCCTGTGGTCTTTGCTAATGTCTGGCGGCATAAGCGTTCGCACATCCATTCCCACAAGCTGCTTGCTGCTTGCGTATCCAAACAGGGAAGCCATAGGACCGTTGGCGTATATTATCGAGATATCGCCGCTCCTGTCAGTGGGCACGCTGCCAACCACCATGCAAACTTGCAGCCGGTCGCCCATGTATTCGAGAGTTTGCAGGACGTTCACGGCTCGTTGCTCTTGTCAAAGATATAGCTCAGCCACGCAAATCGTCGGCGCTCGTCGAGGTAGTGCGGGTCTATGTCGTTGTCGTATGCTTCGCGCTCGAAGGGATTGCAGCGGTACGCCCTCGCCCCATCGCGGTACCAGATAGCAAGCACGAGCCAGAAGCCGAGATATAGCAGCCACTGCAAGACGAAGCCTAGCTCACGCTGCTGCAAGTAGTGAATGCGCTCATGGTTCTTTATTCGCGTATTGACGGGACCGCGACACCAGACCCACCATCCGAAGCTTATGGCGTAGATTTTAATAGGCGCAAACTTCGAGAGAAAAGCCGGAACTTTGCTATATTCGTAGAATATTGGATATTTCATACATGCCCCCACGTTTGGCGACATTGTGCCAGAATGTAGGCTATTTTGCTTCCTTAAACGTCAGCCGGTTGTTTTTCGATAGCGTGCAAGTCAGTCCGTCAGCGGTCACTTTGCGTCGGTTCGCCATCTGTGCACGGATTTGGTTTTCGACAAGCTCGCGTTCTTCTTTCTGTTGTGCCTCGGTCGCTCTTATCTCCTGACGTGCTAACAATAGGCTGGCTAACTCCGGCTCGGCTTCGCCTTCTGCGGTGCGTTCTTCGTGTAAGCCAAACAATCCCACCCGGCAAGCCTTCGAGCCGTCTACGTCGGGAATCTCGCCGCCTACGATGTGACGCTCGAACCAGTTGCGGAGCTTTGGAATCGTTAGCTCTCCATAGTTTGGGTCACGTTCTATTTCGTGAACGATTAGCTGAGCGGCGTTGCGTTGTAGCGCAAAATCAACATCGTCAGCGGTGTCGAGCATTCTAAAAACTTCCGGGTATGCCTGAAGCGCTACTAGTACGCCACGGTCGAGATCAAACGCCCAAAGGTAATGCTGCACCTGTAACCAGTAATGATTCGGCACCGGGTCAATGGTCGCGTACTTGCTCGCCGTCTTGATTTCGATGATGGCGCGGCGTTTGCCATCAATGTATCCGAAGCGGTCAACCGATGCGCTGAATACGTCGTCAATGATGGTCGTGGTTTCTGCGGGCTCCACAAGGTCGAAACCGAGCACGCCTTGTGCAATCTCTGCAATCGGACCCTCAAGCCGTGTGCCGCGCTCCATTGCTTCATTAGGCTCAATTTGCGTGCCGTTTAGAATCCGGTCCCACGCATCCCACGGACCTGACCACGGGTTAAGCCCTAGAATCTGAGAGACTGCGGTGCCGCCGATTGTTTTTGTCTGCTGGTATTTCATTTAGCGCCCCTATTCCTTAACTCGCTCTTTACGAGCTAAATATGCCTCAAAGGGGTCATGGTCTACGCTTCTCGTGAAGATAATTGCGCCCGCTGGCTTTAACTCGGCTGCCTCAAAGGCATTAAAACAATCGCCATCGTGCACAATTTTTGCTAAACCATAGCTTTGATTTGACCACCAGACCCATGACAAGCCGTGCCGATTTTCAAAGAGTGGAAGCCCTCGATTTGCGCGTCCGGCGCAGACTTGGCACGCAAAATCCCTATCTTCATATTTTTTCTCTTTCATGCTGTCTCTCATCGCCTCGCCTTACCTTTTGCTTAACCGCTCTGCGTCGTCATCATCCGAGCTTACGCCATGAACCTCTCGTTTATGGCTCATCATCAATTCCCCTAACCGCTCCACAGAGTCGAGGCTTGAGTCATCCGGCGAAAACATAAAAATTGGACCCCCGTGTTTCAGCGGGTTGAGCGGCTGAAACCCCGCGACCTTTTGCCAGTACTCAATCAGCTTTTCACTCTTTAGTTCAGGTATTGCTGTAATGATTCGGCTAGGCGCAAACCCTTCGACATACGCCAACAAAAACAGTGCGCCAAGTCCCTGCCCTCGGTATTCTTTGCTGACAAAGCAATAGTCAACGTGACTCCAATAGTTAACACCGCGCAAGTCATTCATAAAATTCGGATCAAACTGAAATTTTTCATAAATCTCAACCGCCGTTATTTCGCAATCACCATCAACTGAGTCGCCGATATCAAACAAATGGTTGCGAAATTCCTTTCCAGATAAATCATGAGGAAGCGGTTCGTCGAGAGATACCTGTAAAAGCCCGCACGCCTCACCATCAACATTAAAAAGCCCGAACGTTTCGCAAAAACAAAACGAGCGCGACACTTCGTAATCTAACTTCCTGATCAGAAATCCCGCCTTTTGCAGTTTGATTAAATTCTCCATACTTCCTCCGTTGAAATGCCGCCCTCTCGGGCGGCGGGTGATTGATTAAAGAGAGCCGTGGATCCAGTGCTGCAAAAGAGAGCTACGGGCCCAGCCCATCGCATCGGCCACCATGCGCCGTTCCGTGACCGTAAGATGCTCAACACAAACCGACTCCTCGCCGCCCTTTACTCGAAGGTAAACGTCAAGTGCCGCGTCGCTCATGTTTGTAATGTCAATCAAGTTATTCATTTTGCTTCTCCGTTGTTTGCTTCCCTTACCTGCTTTTAGTTATATCTACGCTTTTAGTATTTTACAAGCGTAAAAACACAAAAGGCGAAAAATAAATCATTTCCGTTAGGGACGCTAAACGGAAACATGCACGAAACGCCCATAAATAAAGGCTAACAGCCGTCACACGCTTCGAGGTAAAAACTGCTGAACTTATCGAAGAGCCTGCGAACGTCGCGCAAGTATCGCCGGGATTGTTTGCCCGCAAGCCTGCAACGTCTGCCGCTGGCGTATGCGCAGAGCCCATCATTTAGCCCGTGTTTTTCGGTGTAGTGCTTGAGTGCGCGGATGCCTGCCTCGATGTAGTCGCACGGCTTAGACTTGCACCAAAATCGCGGCATCACCTGCAACGGACCAACCGCACCCGCCGAACTAACCGCCGACCGCGTGAACGCAGATTCGCGCCACGCGACGGCAACAGCTAGCACCGGGTTAACGTCCTGAGCTATCGCCTCCGCTGCTATCTCTTCGCAGACTTGAGCCCGTGACGCCTGCCCGGTGTGCGCCTGTGTGTTTGCGATGTTAGCGCAGAAGACAACTAGGCAATGAAACGAAAATGGTACAAACACGCTCACTGCTCTCCACCCGCAAGCTTTAACTCATCCTCATCCCATGAATCAATGACCCCAAATTTTTCAAACAACGCTTGCAATGCGTGCCCGATATTCCGGCTCTCTCTGTAATGCTTTAAGACAAACCTCAGACGATCTGGCGCATTGGGTGTAAAATGATTGGAAATATAAAAACGCTCAGTTGGTTTTGCATTTTTCCCGCGTCCGGTGTGCATGTAGGCGGAGGGGCGGCGCTTCGGGTAAGCCACCACACCTAGTGCGCATAGTCCATATAAGGTAAATCCGACACCTTTGAACTCTTCACTATCGATGATTCTGAGCAATTCATCTTCAGAGGTATACGCTCGATCAGAACGCGCAAGATCAAGACACTGTGGGCAATAGTCACAGACAGGGCTGCCCGTATGAATCCAGCCTTTTGATCTATAAACACCACGCAACACACCGCCGGTTTTCGGCTCGTGTTCATGGTCCTCAACGCCTGTGGTCTTCCCGCAATCGTCACATTTTAAAATAGATAAAATCATTTTCTCTCCGTTCATGTTTTCTTATCTTCTCGCCTGACACTCACATCCTTGCATCAATGAAAGTCTTCCTCTGTAAATCCCGAGGTGTTTTTCTCAATGATAGCCGAACAAATAAGCCTGCTTCGCTCTATCGCTGCGTTGCGTTCTTTCATTCGCTCGATGATTTTGTTGTCTTTGCACAACTGAAGAAAGCCAAGGTAAACACGCCAATCCAAAGGCCGAATAATCAAGTCGTCTTTATTGGGAACTCGTCTGTTATCTTCACTAAAAAGCCAAAGCCCGCCGACGGTCATGCCTACAATGCGAAAATTAAATCTCGACCCAAAACTTATGGTGTTTTTGATTTGCTCGCACGGCATCCAGATGTCGAGTTTCTCCAAACCTCTCCTTATTTCTGAATACCCATAAAAACGAACATCCCGCACATCATGGATGGCTAGCTGGTGCCCATAAATAAAATGCGCAACCTTCATCAAATTAAAAGTGTCTTCTAAAAGTCCACAATCGACAACCGTATAACTTCGCCCAATTAACTTACTCATCTCTAATTCTCCTTTTTCCTATTTCCTCGCCCGATACTCAATCCAAGCAATCACCACGCAAGTCACCAAACTGACGACCAGCCAGAAATAAATCGGATACGTGTTCCACTGCTGCGGCTCCTCGTATACGTTCACCGCTCGCCCCGCTCCCACCACTCTTTAACGAAGTCGAGAAAGTCATCCAAGCCGATACAAACGAACTCGTCACCCGGCGCGCCGTCGTCACGAATGACCGCGATTGGTATCTTGCCCTTGCATACATCTTCACGTGCTTGAGCCATCGCCGCTCGCGGGTTTGGTTTCTTTCCCACCTTCGCCTCGACCCAAAACACCGGGCATTCTACGTCCGGCACCTTATCGCGGCTGAATCGATTCTGATATTGCAGCCCTCGGTGGACGTCCGCGCCGGGCATCGCCTCCGCGAATAGTTTAGCTAACCGTCGCTCATTAACTGCACCCTTACGCCTTGACCGTGCGCCGCTCATTTTGCGACCTCAATCCAATGCGGTGAGCGCCTGTCGTCAATCGTAAGCGCACCCGCCTCAACGCCTTTCATAACGTAATAGCGAGCATGCGCCTTGCTGTTAAGCTCGAAAAACTCCTGTATCTCGTTGAATGTTGGCGGTCGCTTTAGCTGCCTCGTAAGCTTCTTCACTGCATCCTTGACCTGCTTCGTGGTTAAACGCTCCATGTGTATCTCTCCTGTGTTGCTGGTGTTGGTTCCATGAATTTCGAGAACCGCCCAAGAAATCGTAAATCAACCGTTCCTAGTGGTCCCCGCCTTTGCTTTGATATGATAAGTTCTGCGGCTTCCGGGTCTGCCTGGTCGTTGTAGTATGCTTCTCGATAAGCGAACCAAACCATATCCGCATCTTGCTCGATTGCGCCGGACTCGCGAAGGTCTGAAAGCATCGGGCGGTGGTCTGCCCTGCTTTCGGCTGCGCGGTTAAGTTGCGCCAGTACAATGACCGGGCACTCGAAATCCCGAGCTAAGATTTTAAGACCGCGAGACAATCCGCTTACCTCCTGTTCTCGGTTGCCTGACCTATCGCCCCGCATTAGCTGCAAGTAGTCGACAACAATCAACGCCGGACCGCTGCCCGTTTTGGCTTTAATCTGGTGTAATTTGCTCCGCATGTAGCCGAGCCCTATACCCGGCTTATCGTAAATGTAGAAATCACGCTTCCCGAATGACGTCATTACGTCGGTAAGCCGGTCAACCTTGCCGCCTATCTGCCCGCGTTGTAGGTCTTGGCTTCCGATATTGCCCTCTGTGCTGAGAATCTTCCCGGCTAACTGGTCCGCTGGCATCTCAAGCGAGAAAAACGCCACCGCACCGCGCTCGCTCACATCATACGCGACGTTAAGAGCAAAGGTGGTTTTACCCATGCCCGGACGCCCCGCCAAGATTACAAGGTCACCAGGATGCAAACCGGTTGTTCTCCGGTCTAACTCACCGAAGCCGGTTGAAAGCCCTGACACGTCGCCACCGTTCCGCATTGCCTCGATGGCGTTGCGCAGCGCAATCTCTGCCCCTTCCCTTAGTGTTACCGTCTCGGTCTTCGCCTGGTCTTCTTTAAATGAGTTTATGAGCATGTCAAAAACTTCGGTTTGAAATTCGTCATGCTCTGGCACCTCTTCAACCATCGTCGCAATCGTTAAACATGCGCGCATGATTTGACGGCGTTCCGATGCGATGCGTATGCGCTGCGCGTAGGACTCGAAACCAAGTGCGGACGCCACTGATGGCTGCACCTCCGCGATTATGTCCGCGTTTGCGCCTTCCGCTTTGAGTACTGCGGGCTTTGCCTTTTTACCGTCCGCGCGTATCTTCAACATCAGCGCCCATAGTTCGCCGTATTGCTCGTTTTTAAAATCAGACGGTTTTAGATACTCACCTGCGTCATCTATCACGCCGTCCTTGATTAAAGCGGCCGCCAACAATGCGCGCTCGCTTTCTGTGCTCTCCGTTAGTTTAAGATCCATTCAAAAACTCATTTAACCTTTCAAGTTCGCTTTCCGTTGCTCGTGCCGCCTCCCCGTGTAACTCAACCGGCCGGTAAGCCGGGCGCGTTGGCTTGGCTGCTCGTTCCTGTTTCTCTCTGCTCGCCCGCTCTCTTTTCACAAAGTTTAGGAGCCGGGTAAAACTATGATTCTGTCCCGCCTCGATGACCTTCTCCTGGTACGCGATGACCGCATCTTCGATAAGCTCAATGTCACGATTGGCTCGCTCATAGAA